GTTAAAAACTCTCACTCGATGGTGGATCTCAAGAAAGCAATACAATGGGGAAGATTACAAATACTCTGTCACGTTTAGGCCGTGGATTCAAAAACATTTTAACTTCAGACACAACAAAAAGAGTAGTTTCAGGAATAGGAACAACAATTGCTAAAGTCGCAGAAAGTGAAATTGGACAACGGGCAATAGGCGGTGTAGTTCAAGGGATTGCGGAAGCGACGTTGACTGATTCAGATTATAGCAGTGCAATTAAAAAGGCAGTGATTGGCAACGTATTACAAATTCACGATGAACCAGTGGGCCCATTGAACCCAACCGAACAAAAGTTAAGTAAGAAGTTAAATACTCTAGAACGTGAAGTGAATCATGTGCAGCTGTTGGAACGTCAATCAGAAAAGGTCGAAGAGAAGTTGGCAGCAAGGATTGAAAAAGTTAAAACTGCGTTACAGAAAGAGGGTAAAATTCTGAATGAAGAAGAAAATCAAATGGAACTATTAGATACATCTGTACAATCAATGCTGGAGATAGCCGAGCATGAAAACAAGAATTTAGCGGAATTGAATGATGCATTATTGAAAGAATCAAGAGCACGGACATTAGTTGAAAACAGATTAGTTGAAGCGATGAAGCAAAATTTTCGAACAATGTCTAATGTGGTAAAAGCTGAAAAAGGTGCGTTGATTGAGGAAGCATTAGAGCAAACGATTGATATAGGTGGTGACATCTCTGAACATCTAGCTGCAGAAGTACCTTTTATTGGAGAGAGTATCGCGTCTGGAATGGCGACCGCGAGAGGTGTGATGCAAGTTTATAAGCTAGGGCAGCTAATTAGTAAATTAACCGGAATAAATATTGAGCATACCGAAGTACCTGCAATTTCGCCAGTATTAGTTGAAACATTGTTAACAGAGCCGACCGTTAATGATGCTATACTGCAAAAAGTTGTTTATTCAAAGTTGAAGCATGTAGAAGAAGTGAAAAATGAATTGGAGCATTTGAGTCAAAATGTTTTTAATGAGTTAGCGAAAAAGGCAAAAGATGATAATTTACATTTAGAAAGTAGTGACACAGTTATACATCACAGTACCAGATCAAATTATCATGTTACAACAACTCGTCGGCCGGGTGCACATATATATACGGCTCCGTTTGATAGCGATTACATTGTAATAATCCTAGTTGTATCACCATATCATCAACATCGTGCTGTCGTTTTATGTGTGGATCTACTGAATGATTTTATTATGTTTCAAGATGTATCGCATGGAGGAACCAGAGTACATAAAGGAGTTAGACCAACTGGATTTCCAAGCTTTAGAAACGCAATAAAAGATTTCTTCAAAGAGTCGGCGCGAAATGTAATGAGTACAAGGATGCACTCAGAGAGGATGCAAAGAGGTGTGGGAAACGAACCAATTTACATTACTTCCATGCTGTATCCTTATAGTTTCCTACAAACGAGAAGAAATGCTGAAAATATTTGTAGGAGTCAAGAAATTCAAAGACATATCTTGCGCGGTCCTCTAAATATGCAAAGGAAAAGTATATTGAACGGTTTATTTCATGGGGTTACATTAGTGACGACACAAAGAACTCGAAGCATACAGCAGAGTGGGAAAGTCTTCGCTCATTGAATATGCTATTCTTTGAGATCAGTCAAATGCGGACACACTCAGTAGGAGGGTTTAGAGATAC